GCCGCCTGACCTTTGTTATTCAAAGCTGAGTTAATCATATTTACAATCTGTCCTCGTCTTGTATCTAGTAGGTTGCCAAATGATTGAGCATCTACTGTGGTTATATTAAAGTTTACCGTTGCACCACCACCACCAAGTTGATGATTAGGTGTAACTGTTCCTGCATTGGTAGGTGTAAATAATTCTGGCCCTTTTTCTCCAACTAAGAATGGAGTTCCTGATTGTCTTGCTCCACCAAACTGTGCAGGTGGTTGTTGTGATCTAATACCTGCAATTTGAGCCATACCTGTTGCAACTGTTAAAGCAACTAATGGAAATGTAAAAGGTGGCCCTGGGGGTTGTTTTAATGCGGCACTAGCGGCATTAAATGTATTTATAGCCGCTTCACCAATAGCCAAGCCTTGTTGCAATCTAAACATTTTCTTAGACTGAGCCGCACCCGCCGCCGCAAATTTCTTAGCTTGATTAAAAGTATCTTGATTTAATTTTTTCTTATCACTAGACGCTTTTCGCTCAACTATAACATCACGCTCTTTTGATTTAAAAAGAGCAATAGATTTTTGATTAGCGGCATCATAAGACGCATTTAATGCGTCTTGTGCTGTAGTTGCGTTATTAGTTGCTTCTGTAAGAACACCATAACCTTCTGCTATTCGCATTATATTATCGTGATAAGGCTCTACTACTGCAAGCAATTCATCAAGACCTTTTGTTACATCTTGGTTGGTTTCATTAAATCCCTTCATTCCTTGTGCAATAAGAAAAAGGTCAGGAGCTAATAACGCCATAATAGTTTGCAAATTGAGAAAACCACCTGAAACAGCCTCAGTGGATCTTTCAACTACACCTATAATAGAATTCAATAATGCTAATGTTTCAACAGTTTCTTTTAAAGCACCTGCTAAAGATTTACCTATGTCTCTACCTAAACCTAACCAGACATCTCTATTTTCGTCTAATGTTTTATTTAAATCGGTAAATTGTGTTTTAAGTTCTTCAAAAAATGCTTCATTAATAGCTAATTTAAATTGTAAAAATTTATCACTTATCATTGACAAATTACCCTCAAGGGTTTTTGCTAATGCTTTAGTAGTTCCTGCAAATTCACCATTACCTGCAAATGCTTTTTTAAATGCCGCAATAGTTTCTTCAACTGATACTTTAGCACCTGCTGAGAAACCAAGCATATCTCTAACACCTTTTTCTCTAAAAACGTCAGCACTTGCTATACCACCTGAAAAGGCTCTTTGTATTTGACTTGCAGTAGTTTGAAAATCTAAACCTGTTGCACCTGCAACATTACCTGTAATTTCTAATATATCATTTAATTCTTTTGCGTCTTTTGCTACAACCGCTAAGTTACCTGAAGCCGCCGCAATATCACCTAAACTAAATGGAACTTTTGCCGCAAAACTAGATAAAGTATCAAATGCTTTTGCACCTTCTTTAGCACTACCAAATAATATTTTAAATCTTACTTGTAGGCTTTCAATTTCTTTACCTGTTTGAACTAAGCCTAAGATTGCTTTACCTGCACCTATAGTAGCTAATGCCGCACCTGCGGCTAAAGCAAATTTCTTTAACCCACCTAAACCTTTTTTTGATGATGCTATGGCTTTCTTGGTTTTATCTCTAGCTACTATATCAATTTTAACTTGTTTAGCCATTTATCTCCTAGATTTTTGTAAATTATTTTGTTGATGTTCTCGTTTATTCTTATCTTCTAAGAATACAATCCAAGTCATAAATTCTTCTACTGAGAACTTTTGAACTTGGTGAATTGGAATTTTTAAGTAATCGGCTAACTGAACTATTGCGTAATAGTCATAGTCGTTAGCTATTTTTTTTTAATGTCTTTTTTTGACGGAGTTTGCATTAACCAAGTTGCCACTTCTGATAAAATATCAGGATCAGCTTTTTTCAATAAATGTTGTTTATGTTCAAGAGTAAATAAATTTTTACCTTGTTCATCTAATGCTAACTCAATTAAAGCGTATGCCAAACCCTCGATAGCATCTAATTCCATTTTCTTAAACAACTTACCTTTACCCTCTAAGTTAATCGGTTGTTTGTAAATAGTTAGATCCCATTCTTCAATGAATTTACTTTCACCTTGATCTAAACTATTAAAATGGTCTTTGATTTTATCTATTGCTGACATACGCTATTTTTAATCTAATTTGTACTAATTGTCAAATTATACTGTGCCTCTAGTAATAGCACCATTAACTTGTGCTGATATAGACATTCTAATTATATCGTCCATAGTTACTGATACTGAATTACCTGTGATAATGCTTGGTACTGTGTAGAAATAATCTCCACTAGTTGCACCTTCAGGGTATAGCAGTAATGATACTGCCGCACCTTCAACACAAGCTATCTGACCGCCTGAATCAGTTTCGTCCCACATACACTCTAAAGTTACAGATCCACTTTTTCTGCTTACCTCAAATGTTTTGTTTGTATCGCTTAACTGCGTTGATTCTATTACGTCTGCTGTAGTTTCTAGCGTAAAGCCTGTTACTTCTGCTACTACTGCTGATCCTATTTTTACTACTCCTGCTGAGCCTGTATGTACTGCCATTTTATTCTCCTTGTTCTTCTGTTATAGATTTAGTTGTTGTTTTTTTTTTAGGTTTTGAAGTTTCAGTAGTCCAACCTTGTTGTGCATACTCATCTTCTTGGTTATCCCAAACCTCAATTTCTGCGTCATTTCTGAACAGTTTTATTCTTTTTGCCATATTTTCTCCCTGTTGGTTTTTTAGCTTCAGGATTGTTATGCTTATGCACCCAACCATCTTCTAAAAACTTGTTTGGATTATCCGTTAGTACAGTCAATCCGTTTTTAATTATATAAACTTTTTCACTCATTATGGTGTTCCTTGTGTGAATTTATAAAAGCACCTTACAGTCATAATAATACCACCATAAGGAAATATACTTCCCTCGTCTGTTTCTACGCTAACTAATTGGGTATCCAATGCGTTACCTGATCTAGTTCTATCACTATCTAATGCTGTTTCAACCGTGGTTACTAACTCATTGCGTTTAGTATCTATGTTTGATGTACTTGCACTAGCATTGGTAACAAAACCAAATATTCTAAAATCGATTGTACCTGTACGAGTTATATTACTATTTTTAATAGAAATATCCTCTCTAGTTTCATCAGCAGTTTGTATATAGACTGCAGGAAACTGTTGTTGCGACAAATCGTCTAATTCAAATGGCTCTCTTGTTACCTTGCCGAATGTTATCGGACTGCTAACCGCAGTAAGGGTTGTAACAATATGAGCCGCAATATCTTCTCTTTCACTCATTAAATTCTCAATTCTCTTTCAAATGTTTTTCTAAATATCTTTATAGCTTTATCTTCTTCTGATCTATTAACACTAAAGAATGGTCTTGTTTTATCGTTAAAAAATGCTTTTATATTTTGTGTTCGGTTTGGAAAGAACACCTGACCTTTAGTAGATGATAGTTTTTTAAAACTCATATTACCTAACATCTGACCACTAAAAAATAAATTAGGTGTTGTTGAAGCACCTCGTTTAGCTCTTTGTTTAGCATAACTTTTTGAATACCTTTTAAATGCACCACCATTAACACTCTTGCCTTGTCTTGTACGATCTTTAATAGCGTTTTGTATAAAGGTTGATGCAACTGCAATACCTTTAGCAGTAGCACTAGGAACTTTTCTTTTAATCTTGTCTAATGCACCTTTAACCGCAGTAACATTAACTTCTAGATTAACTGTTACCATTATCTAACCAGTCTTAAAGAATGTATTGCAACTTTTTCAGCGTCAGATATTGAGCTATTATCATCAGCATCATATTCAACGCCATCTCTTAAAATATCTGTAAACTCATCTTCATACATAGTGCGGTAATAAGATCCCATTTGTTGGAATCTATCTTCGTCACCTTGTGAATTAAACTTAGTTAATGCAGGGCAAATGTAATACCCTAATGCCCTATAAACTGTTGCTCTTGTCCATTGTGCGTCAGTTAGTAAAGTTAAATCAATCTCTATGCCACCTGCATAGCTTCTATTTCTTGATGCGTTAGTATGATAAACTGACCACCATTTATTTCTAATATCTCTTTGTACATCTGCTATTGCGTTAGTAACAAATGCATCTTGTTCACCTGTCGATAAACCCATACTACCTATATCAGGTTGGTATATAATTAAACTGCTTCTTGTTGCAAATGCCATAATAAATTCCTTGTTATATTAAAGAGGGGGCGAAATGCCCCCCCTAAATTGATCAATACTATAAATTATAGGATTGAAGAATCAGCTAGTACCTCAACACCATAAGTGTCGTGTAATTCACCAACTCCATAGACTGCTGTTGCTACAATCTCAGTTGCTCTCATAGATTCGTCTCTCTGAGTTGCAATTTTGATGTCTTGTAACATTGC